ATTGTGGTTCTCTGGGTGGGATCTGTTTGCATGTATGGTTTTGATGGTTTCGACAACCCCTTGCTCAAGGTTGAGCTGGGCGTCGCTCCAGATTTGCTTGAGGGCCTGTTTGGAGATGTAGTCCCAATTTTCTTGGCCCAGGCTGTTGACATTAATATTGATCGTGGTATTGTTGTTATTGTTGTTCGTCACGTTGTTAATGTTGTTTTGTATTCCCCTGACGTTGTTCTTTTTTTCCAACTCTTTCTCGAGATATGACAAATATTCCAACTTCTTTCTGCAGGTGACTGCATGCCTTGTACAATGGCACTTTTGTGTAAACTCCTTAATGCAAAATCTGCATTGTTTTGCATGCACATCAACATTGACGTCCATTCCCAATTGCAGCTCTAAGTGTCGCACAGCGCAAGTTCGTGCTTTGCATCGGATTTCATGCCTTTTGTAATTATCTTGCCGGGTGAACTCTTGCAAACAATACTCACACTTCAAAGGGATACTTCCTTGAGAATCTAGTGGAGTTTTTGGAGGAGAAAGTGGAGTTTTTGGAGGAGAAAGTGGAGTTTTTGGAGGAGAAAGTGGAGTTTTTGGAGGGAGAATTGAAGTTTTTGGAGGGATTTCTGTAACTTGCTTGCAAGGTATTCTCTTAGTGTAATGCCTCTGCAATTGCCAATTTGTCCTGAAATCTTTGCAACAATTTTTACAAGAGAACATTTCCTTACAGTACTGTTACATAAAAAATGCAACAAAAACAACAAAAACAACAAAAAAATGTTGCGAGAGAGAGAGATCAATATTTTCATGAAAACTATTTGTAAATGATGAAATCATGGAAAATATTCTGGATTCAAGGGACTATTACAAAATAAATATTGCAAACAAATATGGAAAAATTCATGTGGTTCATTATTATTGCAATTGTGTTGGTATTATTGACAAAGCAAAAACGACATGCAGCAGACTATACGTATATCTCGCCACCAAAAATAAGAGTACGATCAAATACCAATAGTCCGATTGATGTTGTTTACACGTGGGTTGACGGATCTGACCCCGAATGGTATGCAATCAAGCAGCAGTATCAACCAGCTGAAGATAAAGTAGCTTCAACTAGCATCAGTAGCAATGCAGACATTCGATGGCAGGACTTTGACACGCTCAAGTATTCGTTTATTTCATTGGCAAAGTACGCTCCATGGATCCGAAATGTGTACGTCATTACAATGAACCAAAAACCAGCATGGATACATGACCCAGCAATGCAACCGTACATGGACAAAGTTCGATTTGTGAGCCACGATGAAATTATCCCAGCAAAGTATCTTCCAACATTCAGCTCAACAGCAATTGAGAGCTTCATTCACTGCATTCCAAGCCTCTCTGAGCATTACATTTACTTTAATGATGATACACTCCTTGGAGCGCCAGTATATGTGTCCGACTTTTTTGAAGAAAAAACACTCAAGCCACTCGTTTTTCTTCAAAAGAAGTGTGCCTCAAAAAAAACGTATGCTCATTCCAATGCGGTATTAGATACTATTCAAAATGCTGAATGTCGTAGCCCCTCTCTGCACAGCCCTAAAGGCCGTGTGCGAACACTGGAACGATTGCGCTTACAAGAGTATCCAGAAGAAGTAGAAATGGTTCGAATGAACAAATTTCGCACACAGCAGGATTTACATGATAATTACATCTTCAGCAACTGGTGGTTGCTCTACAAAGGGTATGCAGCTGAATCGGAATTGGAGAATGTGCTGTGTTCAGTAAGTGATGATACTACATCGAACAAGTACATTTATGAAAGGTTGCTCAAGCAACGACCCGCAACATTCACAATTAATGATCACGTCGAGACTCGTTTTGTAGAAGTGAGGCGTGAGTTAATTGCTGCATTGGACAAATACTACATATTAAATGAAATGTTTAGCTTTATTAATGCAAAGTCACATCTTGTCCAACGAGACTCAGCAGCTATTTAATATATCCCACCCGATTGCGCTAAAATATGCACAACTTCCCAATGTATCCTTTGAATTTACTGCAGATCAAGTTGAGTCAGCAACGTACTCTGTTTGGACAGGCCCCAATGCAAGCGTTGGCGATAATATGATCTTAGATCCAATAGGGAAACAGATAGGGAAATTGTCTGTAACGCCTAGTGAACTGCTCACTGACGACGACGATAACGCGATATCAACTGAAAACATTCCGTGCGAAATAAAAATTCGCGGATCGAGCTCTGCAGGGTTCCGCAAAAAGCAATATAGACTTGAAACACAGAAAGAAGACGGGGAGCAAACATACGACGGTGAGGATTTTCACATTCTTGGCATGCCCAAAGAGGAAGATTGGATACTGCAAGCCCCTTATTCAGACAAAACGTACATGAGAAATGCCCTTGCGTACACACTTGGTCGCATGGCAATGGATGCGTTCAACGTTGACTACTTAGCCCCTCGATTCAAATATTGCACACTAAACTTTACCGTGCCAGGTGCTTCTTTGTTGGGACCAAGGGGGCTGTACCTTTTGATGGAAAAAATCAAGAGGGACACGAATCGAATCAACATCAAAAAGAATGAAGAAGAAGATCCTATTCTAGACCAAGTGTCCAGCGTAGAGACTCGCATTGCTGGTGCAAAAGGCTCATTCATCCTGAAATTTGATCGCCTGGAAAATGGTACGATGCTGGAGGCACCATCAAATGAAGACGATACCAAGCCTGAATATTTCACCGTTGATTATGCTGACGGTTCTCTGAATATAGCCTATGAATATCCAAAAGTAAAGGATCTTCATAGGAAAACCGTGTACACAGTTGACGGCTTGGGCGATACAACTAAAGAAAAAGTAGACGTCGTGTACGACGCTACGGATCTCCAGTCATATTTTAGGAACATTTGCGAGGCAGCACCGTACGACCCTGATAACGAAAACGGGTCTACAGCAACAGGTATAGACCAGCTTGTCGATATAGATTCGTTTGCTCACTACGTCATTATACAAGAGATTTCTAGAAACGTGGATGCTTACAGGTTGTCCACCTACATGTATAAAGACGAAGACGATGGCGAAATTCCCGGAAAGCTCAAATTCGTCCTGTGGGATTTCAATTTGGGATTTGGGAATGAAAACGTTTCAGATATACCAACCGATGAAACGTCACGGCCTCATTATAAGGGGTTCGTCTTGTCCGACACCCGCGACGCTGAGCATGGTGAGGTGTTTTTCAATTTGATTTACTCAAAGTGCAAGGAGTACGTGATTAACACATTCCGGAATTCGGGTATGTACTCGTACGAATCCATTAAGAATGTCATTTCGCAACAAATGGTGCACACGCTGACTGGAAACGCTGTACAACAAGATCAGGAAATCTGGGGAACCTTCGACCATGAGGTTTGGCCAAATCCGAGATGGACCAATCCAGACGCAAGCTATAAGGTCGAAGTGGACCACATGCTTGCGTGGATTCAAAATAGACTAAATTGGCTCAATGAAAATTGGACGCTATAAATTATTTTCACTTAAAGAAACAGAAGGCCATAAGATAAACTCGAGCGAACCATGAACCGAAGCACCATGGTGCACATGTACAACGGAAGCAAGCGCAACATTGGCGCCCTGTTAGACATTTTCGGACCGCACTTTGTTGCAAACGGGAGCGGCATTACCAGCAAGTATGGGCTGTTTGTATTTGCGGACGGCAGCGGAATCCAGCAGCACGCAACACTGAGTCTTCAGTACAAGGTTTACCGTAACGTGCTGAACGGCCGCCCGATGCACCATATTTCAAAGAAAGACGGCAAGCTCAAGAAGCGCTACAACAAACCCCTGCGTGCAGCGCTGCTCCGTGAACTCCTTGAAATCCCGCACCAATACAACCAAGAACAGCACACAAAGGCTGCAATCAAGCTCCAGGCAGTATGCAGGGGCCACCTTGTGCGCAACGCTTTGAAGTTGGTTCGAGAGCTTAAGGATGTAGACGTGACTACTGACCCAATCACTGCTGAGCGCCTGACAAAACCGGTAATCATCGTTCCCGACTGGAACTCGGGGAACAAAGTGATATACAACCAAAGTACTATTTTTAACTGCGCCTCAACACAACGCCTTCCCATGTATGAAATAGACGACGTCTTGTATGAATACGAGGTGCCTCTTGTGGATCCCCATACGGGGTCGTACGTGTACAAGTCGCCCATGACGAGGCGGGAATTTCATTACACAGACGTAATGTTTGTAGGGAAAACCAAGTGGTACAAGATGCTCAAGTCACGATAAAGTCGTCATTTACAAGGTCAAATGTACACTTTCCAGTTAATACTTCGTTCGTGAGCACATTCAACACACAAAGGGCTCCGTCTTGATGTGTGATTGTCAGCAGCCCACACTCTGGGAAAATCCACAACAGATCCACTGGCTTGCTGTAGAAATCACACTCGGGACCCATGTACGATTTGAATGTAGTTGTTACGTCGGTTTGCGAAGACTCTCCAGAGTTCTCGACTTTACGAAGCAAAACGTCAGCTACTGGGCTGCTCACACCACTGCGAAATTTGGATGGCCACTCAAAATCCTTCGAGAGAGCCACGTACTTGTAGTCAATGCCACGGTGTTCGAATTCAAGCTCTAATCTCTCGTACGTCTCGAGGTAATCCTTGATATTACCTTGTTCGCACACGAGCTGATCGGGCGCCCCCCTTCCTCTGTACCCAACGAGGCCGTGCGGGAAGGCGTGATCCTTCTTCATGTGAAATATCACAAACACTGTAGGAAACCACAGGGCGGCAAGACACATGAGAGCGATCATTAGAAAAGAAAAGAGGAGAATGTTTAAGCGGGTTTCAAGAGGCGAGAGAGTAAGATGAAGAGAGACTCGTGTTTCCAACCGAGAGGCGTGCCGCAAAGAGCACAAACGATGTCGACCCCGATGCGAGACTCGGAGCAAGGGAGGGAGCAAGAGGGATCGTAGAGGGAAACCAAAGGACCCGGTGAGAACATGCCGAAGCAAGATGAAGAAGCGACTGTGCGCACGTTGCGGGCGTTGCAAACGCCAATGCATTCACCGAGTGTAGTTTCAATAGAGGAGTGAATGATTGACCCGGAGTCAACGATATGAGTTTTGCAAAAGGAGCAGCATCGAACTGGATTGGCGATGTGAAGGTGGAGGGGTTTACCCATGAAATAATATGGGAGAAATAAAAGGATGGAAGGGATAGTGGTAGTGATAGTGGTGAGTGTGATACTAGGGGTGATAAGGAATGAGTCGAATGTGCCGAAGGGAATGATAGTACCAGTGATAGCGCTGCTGCTGGTGAAGTATATATACGGAGACTGGGATGCAGGGTACAAATGGACGATGAAGGATGTGGAGTACATAGGAGTACTAGGAGGGATAAGTTATGTAGTAACGAAAGGTGTAGAATATATGAAGGCCTGAGGGTAATCGTGCAGCGCCGCAGCCTGTTGTGACAGGGAAGCATTTAGCAGGAGCGTGCAAAACCCGAGCAGCAAAATCTGGAGAGCGTATGTGTCACATAACGGTGCGGAGAAGATTTTGGAACCACCGTGAGGGTAATCGTGCAGCGCCGCAGCCTGTTGTGACAGGGAAGCATTTAGCAGGAGCGTGCAAAACCCGAGCAGCAAAATCGGAACCACTTATTGATTGTATAACGGTGGAGACAAGATTTTGGAACCACCGTGAGGGTAATCGTGCAGCGCCGCAGCCTGTTGTGA